CATACTCATTTACGTGTTTATACTAAATTAAACGAGCAAGCATTAGATCGTGCTAGGAGATTGCTTTGGTGGCATTACAATTGTCTTCTGTGGGGCGAATCTAACGTAACTAATTATATATCAAGATTGAGAACTTGGTTATCAACTCCCGAAAGGTATAGAGGAAGAGATGCCCCGACCATTGAAGCAATCACTAGACCAATCCAAGTGGCACAGGGAAGCCGAAACCAAACTCAGGGAGCTAGAAAAACTCGTGGACTTGAACCTAGAAGGAGAAAAACTAAAACCACAATTGTCTATGGGAGAAGACGTTCTAAGTCCCGAGATAGGGGGGAATCTCTTTCCCGCCGTGCGGGCTCCCCTGTCCCACGTCGTAGAGGAAGCAGGGAAAGATCTCCCTCGCCTAGGCAATAAAGATCCAGCTAGGCACAAATTAGGGAGATTGACCGGGTTATATCAAATGAAGGGCTGTGAGTTTAACCCAAATTGGAAAGTACCTGATATTTCTCCCTCCAATTTTAAATTAGAAATTGTTGAGGAATGCCCTTCGAGAAATTGGAAATATTTGACTCCAGCCAAGTTTTGGCCCAAGAGCATTTCCTACTTTCCAATTCATGCAGGGGTTAAACCTAAATACCCGGATCACGTGGGACGTCACGAGGAGATAGTTGGGGAATATTTAACTAAGCTTTATGATGCAGGAATCCTTTATAAGCGAGTATCCAAGACAGTAGTTTCATTTAGAGGTGAACCTTTCGAGTGGGAACAACAATACCTTGTCAATCAACCCGCTCGTATTTATGGGGCAACATCCAGCAAAATCAATGGCAGTGGAGCGAATAGAAGGTGGAGAACGTTTGTTCCAGAAAATAGGAAAACTTGTGGTTCCGGAAGACTCCAATACACCAGTTACTCTGGCAGGCAAGTACCCTTCGATCGAGCATGTTATGGACCATATCGAGAACATGGAGGAATTGGAGACATTGCAGAAGGTGGGACTCTTTCCGGAAGCAACGGGGCGGAGACTTGGAATAACCAATCCAAACCCGCCACGTCCACCGGTAGTGACGTGGACACCGGAAGAGGATCAAAGAGCGCGCGACTTCTTCCGTCAATATCAAGAAGGACGGCGCAAGTTCAACGAGAACCAATCACCTCCAATAATTGCTCCGTCTCCTCCTCCCAACTGGGTACTTCCGCCAGAGGAAGCAGCACAAATAGAAGCAAGCGGAACATCATCACTAATCAACAAGACACGCACCAGTCCATTAAAAAGACTAACTCGCAAGATGTCTTCATTCGGGCAAATACTAGCTGGCCTAATCGGATTACTGGTCGCGTTTTTCTTGTTGACAAAAATTCTCGAAATACTACGGAATCTCGACTTGTGGTGGATTTCTCTCAGTTCTCCAAAGGGAAGAACGCACTGCGCTTTCCAAGATACTGGAGCCCAAATCTCACCACATTACGCCGGATCCTGCCCGTTGGGATGCCCAGGATTTCTCTGGACCTGTCTCAGGCTTTTTATCATCTTCCTCTTAGTCCTGCTAGCAGCAGCCGGCTTGCTATTTCTGACGGAAAATCTGTCTACTATTTTAGGAAAGCTCCAATGGGGGTCGGTATCAGCCCTTTTCTCCTCCATCTCTTCACAATTGCCCTCGGATCAGAAATCTCTCGTCGCTTTAATGTTTGGACTTTTACTTATATGGATGACTTCCTCCTCTGTCACCCAAACCATCGTCACCTTAACGCAATTAGCCACTCTGTGTGCTGTTTTCTACAAGAATTAGGAGTGAAGATAAACTTTGACAAAATGACTCCATCTCCCACTAGAGACGTACGTTTTCTTGGTTACAGGATTGATGACAACTTCCTGAGAATCGAAGATGATCGCTGGTCGGATCTTCGAGGGATCATTAAGAAGATTAAAGTGGGACATTGGTACGATTGGAAATGTATTCAGCGATTTGTCGGGCATTTAAATTTCATTTTGCCTTTTACTAAAGGTAATATTGAAATGTTAAAACCAATGTATGCTGCTATTACTAATCAAGTGAACTTTGCTTTCTCTTCCTCTTATCGTAATCTCCTTTACAAATTAACTATGGGTGTGTGTAAATTGCGAATTAAACCTGTGGAGTCTCTACCAATCCCGAGAGTTGCCACTGACGCAACTCCAACACATGGCGCAATATCCCATATCACCGGCGGGAGCGCAGTGTTTACTTTTTCAAAGGTTAGAGATATCCACATTCAGGAACTGCTCATGGTATGTTTGGCTAGGCTAATGATTAAACCTAGATCAATTCTTTCTGACTCTACCTTTGTTTGTCACAAACGTTATCAGACGTTGCCATGGCAATTTGCTGTGTTGGCGAAGCAATTATTAACTAAATGTCAATTGTACTTCGTCCCCAGTAAATACAATCCTGCTGACGGCCCATCCAGGCATAAGCCGCCTGATTGGACAGCTCTTACATACACCCCTCTCTCGAAACCTATATACATACCGCATCGCCTATGCGGAGGTTAATATTACACCCCTCTCCATTCGGAGCAGATTGCCAAGGTATTTTTACGTCTTTCTTGCTGTTGTCGATTTTGACTGTACCTTGGGTATGTACTATTGTTTATGATACTCGCTTATATATGGATGTGAATGTATCTAGAGCTTTAGCAAATGTATTTGATCTGCCTCATGATTTCTTTCCTGATATTGAAGATTTAGTACGTGATGCTAAAGATGCTTTAGAACCTTATTGGAAACAAGATTCAATAAAGAAACATGTTATCATTGCAACTCACTTTGTGGATCTTATTGAGGATTTTTGGCAAACTACGCAGGGCATGAGCTCTGTTGCTAATGCGTTATTAGCATTGATTCCGGGAACTACTACCCCTGTTCCCCAGGGTTATTTGATTGATACTAAAGAGGCAGAGGAAATTGCATTAACAGAATTGTTTAATTCACAAGAAGAAAGAATTACTAGTTTTCAACCTGACTATCCGGTCATTGCTCGAATT